TACGTGCCATCGAGACAGCACCAGACTGCGTGTCCCAGCACCACACCTGGTGCACGGAACTGGTGAGGATTCGACCGCCACACATGGCCGTGGTATCGTCCTGGCCAGCGTCAGTGTGACGCACCACGATGTATGGAACCTGTGGCTGGCGAAGGCTGATCGGATCCTTCTCAGGAGCCAGGTACAGGTATATGCCCTGCTGGTACGATGGCGATCTGTTATCGACGGCCAGCAGTCCCTGGAGCGTTGCATCAGCTGTGAGCGTGTCAAATATCCATTCGTCCACGACTAAGGATTCAACCATTGAAGTACTTCCTCACTACACCCTGAAACACTGCCCATGCCTTCGTGGATGCTGGTATCGCGAACGGTCTGTTCTTCTTGAACTCGAGTATCTTGCCATAAGGCGCTGAGATGCTGATGATGTACTCGTAGTCGTTGACCTTGCCGATGGTGATCGATGTCCGAAGATTACCAGTCGCCACAGCTGGTGCTTGTCCTGGCGCGGATGCTTGATACGTCGTTTGTGTTCCTGGCAGCTTGTACCTTCGTCCTGACTTTGGTCCAGTCATCAGTGCAATCATGCCGGTAAAAGCAGCGCTCACTGCATTCTGCAAAAATACAGATAACATGCGAAAACGTTGCTCCGCGTCATCGAAGCCGGACAGGTCGACCTTGACGGTCATGGCGCCAGGACCTCGATAAGTAATGGTCCGAAGCGGCGCACGGTAGTCGAGACAGTGAAGGACAAAGTCAGGCGAATCACAGCTGCTGTTGGGTACGCAGCGGGGTTCAGGATCGTCACAATGCCCTGTGAGGACAGAGACTTCGTGAGTGTGGCTGTTCCTGTCACGAAACTATACGCGACGCCTGTGGCGGCATTCGTGTATGTCGCCGCGAGAGTGCCTGTCGTGATGTCAATCGGAGACCCGTTGTCATCGACCAAGCGCACCACGTATGTGTGCCAGTCTCCGGTCCAGGCCGCGATCTGCGTGACCTGTTCCGGATCTTCGGTGATCTGTAAAATGTTTACGCTCATACTGGCCTCACATAAAGTCGAAGTGGTCCAAAGATCTGCGTGTCGGTCGCTCCGGTTGTCCTGGTCACAGTGACAGTGTACGTGCCAGACGTGTTCGTCACCGTAGTCGTGAGACCGAATGATAACCGCCCATTGTCCGCATACGTGGCTGTTCCACTGTAGGTGGCCACGAGTGTCCCCGCTGAACTGTAGACCTTCGCTGTGACTGTCGCACCAGTGATGTCGATGCCTGTCCCATTTGCGTCAGTAACCTGGACATCGATGCTCGTGGCGGTGCCCACATTCACATCAAGTGGCTGATCAGCACCTAAGCCATCAGCCAGGAGTTGATACGGTCCGATGTGTACGCTGGTCGCAGCTGATACAGGCGTCAATAAGTCTGCGGAAATGTAGTCTGTTCCGTTGTGAAGGAGAGCGCCAGAGAGTTCGGAAGCAGCTGCTGTGCTGTTTACGACAGCATGTAGGTTTGACTCAATATGGTTTGCAGTCCCAACGTTCACGAGTCTGTTATCTGCTACTGTCTTTAGTGTTCGTGCTCCAAACGTAGATGCTGTTACGTGCGATGTGTATGGTTCATCCCACACCGCTGCGGCTGTCTGCGCTGCCGTCAAGCCACCACTTGAAAGTGTAACGGTCAAGACTGCTCCATTCGTACCAGAAGCACCTCTAACGACAATCGTAACATCAGATGCGCCAGCGGCAAATGCGGCATCGGGAACGTCCAAACGATACACGCCCGGCACGAGGCTCGACGATATCTCAGCAAAGCCACCAGATGACCACGCGCCTGTAGGTGTCTGCGTGACCAGCGTTATAGCCACCGGAGCGCTTTGGTTGCGGACGTAGTAAGCCGCTAGACCACTCGTGTTGAATACCAGCCCAGTAGCACCGAGGTAGAGCTCAATGCTTTGTGATGTTGAGCCGGGAGCGATTGTGATGGCTGAGGCGTTGCGCTCGGTTGGGTAATACTGACTAGTTGCTGAAGACAATTTGAATGTTGCCGCACCTACATCTGGATTTGTCACAGACCAAGTATCACCAAAGATATCAACGGTTGGTGCGCCTGTTGGGGTTCCTGTATTTTGCGCTGGACTGCCACTATAGGTTGCAAAGAAGTCAAGTGGATAAAGACCAGAAATACGGCTGTAATCAAAGTCTAAACCAAGTACGCCAGATTGGGAGTTTGTACCACCACCAATCGTACCGGAGCGGTCAGTAAAACAACTAAATCGGTTGTAATCTTCAAAAACTGCATTTACTCCCACATCCAACCCAATGCCAAAAAATGCAGCTATGGCGTTATTATATAAAAAGGTTTTGTTTGTTGTGTTTGTTGACCTTAAGTACACGCAGCCGCTTTGATTTAAAAACACATTGTTATAAAAGGTAACACCATTACCAACACCTGCGGTTTCACTAGGATTAGTAATACTAGACGCGTACTGATTGAATGCAAAAAATGAATCCTTAACATTTATGCTCAGGTCAAATGTGGAACCAGTAGCAGGGTTAAGTATATTTAGTCCATAGTAACCTCCAATAAATACACATTTATCAAATGTGCCAGAAACTAAAGTTGTTGTTGTTGTTGTAACAAGTACAACATTTGACTGAGAACTTCGCCTGTATAGAGAGAATAAACACTTTTCAATCGTAAAATTTTTACTGTTTGAAAAGTGTGCTATAGCCTGTGCATTAGTAGTTATATATCCCTCAACGTGCAAGTTACGCAACGTGAAATAGGTCTTATTGTCACAGGTTAAAGTCTGGCCTGATGTAGGAGTACCAGTGTTATCGGTTGTGAATGTTGTTAACCTGACACGACCAGCATTTATACCTGTAAACTGTGCGGCTGTCGGGTCTCCAGCAACAATCAAAGTATTCGACACACTAGGTGTAATCGACATCGTTACAGAACCACGATACGTGCCGGGTGCAATATAGATGGTGTTGGTTGCATCTGGCAAAGCAGCATTTGCAAGGGCATAGGCAACCGTTGCCCACGCTTGATTCGTGGCTGGACCTGTACCTGCATTGCCATTACTGCCGTCTGTCCTGACGTAATAAGTAGCCATTATTCTGCTGTCCCCGCTACAATTTCTTGAGCCATAATGACTGAAAACTGTGTACTGTATTGTTTCTGAAAGATAGCATCCTGCGTGACCCACCAACCAAATACAGACGTGCCATTCTCTCCGAACGTACCTATAAGGTTGTTATCATTGTCGTAGATATCACCAAAGACAATCCAATCGCCGGTGCTGTTAGGATTAGGTTCTAGTCGATAGTTCTGAAAGTTCATTTGCCCACCTTCAGGCTGTTAGCCTCAACACCCTTGAACGGCATCGTAAGGAAAGCCAGCACACTGCTCACCGCAGCGGAGACACCAGCCGCTACCGCCTTGCTCCCGTAGAGTGCAAGCACTGCGCCCAGCTCGCTGATGTCGTGTGCTTCGCTTGTTCGGATGCCATCGCCGAATACCGAAGTGAAAGCAGCTACGAATGCCACGATCACAACGACCACGAGTCTTTTGATACTGATGCTGTTCATCTTTGTATGATCGCCTCCAAAGCGGAAACTTTGTTTTCAAGTTTACCGAGTCGCTGTTCGATGCGGCGCACTTCCTGTTGCTGGCCATCGAGCGTCGAGATGATGTGTGCCACCTGAGTCTCCAGACGCGTCAGCCTGACCTGTAGTGCGACCCAAGCGGCACCGATACTCATCGTCGTGATGAACGCTTGTATACCGATCTGCACCCACATCTCTGGACTCATAGACTCACCCCATCAATAACTTCACTCATATCATGGTGCGATGGAGTCGAAGCTTGCACCACGCAGTGGATACACTTAACCGTTTGTCCTGGCGCGGAGTCCGATGGTCTGACTGACTGCGTTCGTGTGGCCGTAGTCTGATCCGATGACCTCGTAGTATGGCGCCAGGTTCTGAGGATTACCGCTGGTGTATATCCTGTCATCGGCCTTGACCTCGATGTCAGGCGAGCACGTCAGGGTCCATGTGCCAGACTGCTCGATCATGCCACCGACCACGCCTTCGGTATCGCCAGTGTTCGATATCGTGCCACGGATCTCAGCGACCTGTATCCAGTGCTGACTGACGCCGCCGATGCCATCCGCCGCATTGACGGTTCGCCAGATCGCGACACGGTCAGCGTAGGAATACGCTTGAATCGCGTTCTTGAGCGCTGTGCTGTAAGCTGCCGGGATCATACGAACACCATCGGGCTGAAGCGCTTCGCCTGGTCGATACAATGCTCACGGAGCACGGCCATCTTAGCATCGACCTGGCCGTCCTTAACGTCAATGAGATGCGTGATGCTGGACGCTTTGCGAATCCATCCCTGTCGCGCAGCTGTGCGGATGTCGTATCTCTCAACGTTAGCAGGTCCAATGTCCTGCCACAAGAGGTCACCACTGCCGTCATTGACGCTGTAGCCGGTTGTATTGGTCCACTGCGGGAACTGAGGTTCAGTGGCGCTCGATGTCCCTGCGATGACGCACTGGTACAGTCTGCCATTCGCTACGGTCGGGATGATGATGTCGCCAACGACGAAGGCTGTGGATGCGGTCCAGACAGTCCAGCGAGCGTGATCGTCCACGAGCTGCTGTAGTGCGGTGCTGTCCAGGAACGGATATTGATCGCTGGCAACCATCCAAGCGAGACGGTCCAGTGCTTGAGTTCGAGTGAGTGGCATGAGCGATTCCTATGAAAAACAAAAAGGGAACGGGAATGGTATCCCGCTCCCCTTGACTGCGAAGGTGCTACAGACTAGGCAGCGGCAGCGCACTGAAGGACGATGATGGAACCAGGAACCTGATCGGCCACTGTTGCGGTGACGTTTCCGACATCGAAGCAGTTGAACGCATATCTCTCAGTCGCCTTGAACGTGAGCGCATCCTCGATGAACTTGACCTGATCAGAGACCTCAACGCTAACACCACGACGATCGCCGAAGGCCACACCCTTGGAGAGATCTCCGAGGACTGCCATTGTACGAGATGCAGCTACACCCGACGGCATGTTCTGAACGAACGAGATCGGGATACCGAACAAGGTTGGTTCAGGACCATAGGCGTTCTGGATGTCCAGGATCGAGTTTCCAGAGAGTGCAATCAACTTGTCTGCGACACCGTTGTAGAACACCTGCTTGTGCATGTACCAGCGTGGTTGCGTGGCATATGGCTGAAGCTTCGCGACCATGCTCTGGAAGTTCGCCAGAGTAAAGCTCGAGAGTGCAGTGTTACTACCAGCAGCACCAACGACCATCGAGGCGATGTTTGCATAGGTTGCAGACAGTGCCTTGATGCGTGGCATGATTCCGGTGATGGAACCATAGGTGCTCGTGCCATCGCCCTGGAATGCAGCTGCATCCTCAGCAAGTGCGAGACCGTATGCGAAGTCCTGCGCCAATGTGGCGCCGAAGTCGATGACGGTGTCTTCGTTCAGTTCCTTGGACACGATGGTCAGGATCGCGAGTTTCTTCGCGGTCAATGCGACCTGTGTAAAGGTGATGTCACTCGCGGTGATGGCGGTTGCTTCACCAGGGTAATACGTGGTTGTCGAAGTGGACGCGTTTGGCACGTTG